GGCTTATCCCAATCTAGCATTTTTGCTATGTGTTCGTCTGGTAGGTCTACTTTGTAGAGTGAGCCTGCGGGGTTTTGCTGATAAATCTGCATACCTTTTTCATACGCTTGATTCATTTTCTTTGCGTATGCGGGATGCACATTTCCATCTGCCAAGATGTTATCAATGTTGTTTCTGATAGCTTGCGGGGTGTAGCCCTTATTGAACATCTCGAAAACTTCCTGACCGCCCTCGTTTGAATATCTTGCAGCACGCTTTATTTCAGACTGAAGCTGTTTAGCAATCACCGCCTTGCCAGTTTCGTTTGCGGGTATATAGCTGTTTGCAACTGTTGGCGAATCAGCCAAATAAAGACCATGCCCATACGCCTGTGCGCCTTCACCCGTGCCGATTTTGCTACTATCAAACGCATCAAATTTATGAGGTGAGCCATGCCAAACAATAGCGCCGCGCTGACTTGCATTTTTCATTGCATTAGGCGTTGCTAAGTTCTCACCCATACCAAGCAATCCCTTAGCTATTTGCGGTGCTTTTGTCACGCCCGCAAACGGTAATACCATTCCTGCAATATCGCCTGCCAATCCTGCGCCCTTGTTTTTTACCTCGCGAGTAAAGCCTTTTTCAGCAAGCCAATCACTGCCCATAACGGGGTTTGACGGTACGTTTACGCCTCCTTTTCTTAGTAGCCATGCCAATACATCAACGGGTACAGCAGCATTGCTTGCTACACTGTTGCTAGTGGCTTGGGCGAAGTCGCGCAGGAGACTGGCTAGGTTGTTTTCCATTTACTTACCCATTTTTTTAAGTAATTTTTTCCAAAACTCTTCAATCGGTGCGGCTTCGATAAACCTAAAAAATAGCCCGCATAAACCTACTGCGACAAGACCTAAAAGGAACCCAACCGAGCCTTCGGTCACGCCGTATTTAGCTGCGATAACAGGCGCCACAAAATAGCTTGTTGCCCATCCACAGGCCACCATCGCGGTTTTGTCGTAGATGTTTTTACCGTTAATGAATTTGAGAGAGACTAAAGCGCCAACTAGCCCCGATAGTTTTGCCATTATTGCTTCAGGTGGTATTGTGTCGTTCATACGTGGTGTCCGTTAGGCGCTATTGCATTGAGACATTTAACGAGATATCGCGCAAAATCGCCACGCCAATCGGTGTTGTATTGCAACCGTGATAGTCGTTTACTAAACGTCCACTCGCCCCATCTGGGAAAATCCAAAGTTAGGATGGCAAGTTCAATGTAGTTAGCAACAACATCAATCAGTAGGGATGGTATGGCTACGAGGTAGCATAGCCGCCACCAGCCGCCTCGTTCGTATTGAATAGCGATTGGGTAAAGAATCCACAGTAGTAAGGTCATGGTCGATCCCTTATCGCCTTAACAGCCTGCTCCAAGTTGTAGAGCTTGAAGTAGCCCGTACCTTGCGCCATTAAAGCAGCGTGTACCTGTTCCGTGGTTAAAGTTGGCGCTTGTTTGCATGCCCAGTCGAGTGCCGTTTGCAAAGTCACCTGCCGTGTCATTCTTGCTGATTCATCAGCCAGCGGCGCTTCTAAGGCTCTAATTTCAGCGGCTTTGATTGCCTTTGAATCAGGCGCAGGCTTTGCAATAACCTCGCATGGTGTCATTCCAATAGCCCACGCTGGGGTATCGTCGCCACTGTACTCGTAGTACCCGTCATTATGTGTAAATGCTCTCATGTTATAAAGGCCCTGTGACAATAAATTTTTCGAATGCGGGTGCGCTACTGGCATCGCCGTAAGTGTGTGGCCTGATTACCGACCCAGATGGGAAAAATCTTGTCTGGGATATATGTGTATGGAAGTTTGCAGTGGCCGTAGTCATAGCCAAAATATCAGATGTGTTTATAAATGGCAACCCTAATGTTGGCTGCGTAGTGTTTAGGCTAAACCCATGAAAAGTTTGAGGCGTACTTACAGCTTGCATACTTATCGCGTAAACACCTGGGGTGTTAATTGTGATTGATGCGCCTAAAGCCGCGCTGTCAACGTAAGTGATGTCAGTCCCTTGGTAGGTAAGCACGGTGCTATACCTCTTAATAGCGCCATTTGTCGACCCGTAGCCATTGGCTGCTGAGAGAATCAAGTTGCTTGATCCGACTCGAGAATAAGCTGATACGTACCAACCGCCAGAAGTAGGCAAGGCAATGCAAGTATCACCTGCTGCCGTGGTAATGTTTGCACCATCTGGTAAAATCAAAGTAGATGCGTTATGCGTTAAAGTCAATGCGCCAGAAAAACGCAAGAATCGTGGGCCGTTGTAATTAGTGCCAAAAGACGTTATTGTTGTCGTCCCGCTAATCTCCACGAACATGGAGTTTTGACCACCAATATCAGCAATCGTAGCTGATGCTAGAGTGACTTGATTAGTATGTCCCTTGCCGTCACGAAGCTGTGCTATAAACGAAGCGTGTGAGCGTTGTGTATCATCGAGTACGCTAGGCGAGTCAGATCCAGCGGGATAGTTACTTCCCGCTGTTTGGCTTAAATCTGTTATGAGTGTTGGAATTGGCATATTGTCCCCTATGGATTACATTGATTATTTGTGGTTTAAGCTAATCTTTTTGTGCTGTATTGCTTTTGCGTATAACTTTTGGAAAGCATTTACTGGGCGGCAATAGCGGGTGTAGCGCGATAGACGGATTCGCCAAACAACTCAGCAAGACGGTTTCTGTTTGGAGTAGAAGATAAGTACCTTTGAGCGACCGCTGGTGAGCCTAAATACTTATTTACCCCCATAGCGGTAGGAATAACTGCCGTCGCCAATAATGGATTACTCATACCACCATACATCAAACCTGCGCCCAATGCTGAGTTTTGAATAGCTGCACGTGCGCTACCGCCAGTTTGAGGCGCTCTATTAACCAAGAACTGTGAGCCAATTTGCGATAAGTCAGCCAAAGGAGACCCCGCTACTTTTGCGTAGTTTTGAGCTAAAGCACTAGGTAATAACGAAGCGGGGACATCGCCAGCCGCACGACCAGCGACACCAGCCTCGCCTTTGTTTAATAGCGGCTCAACCGTCTTAAATGACTTGTATTGCCCCATGTTTGCAGACAGGGCTTGCGCGTCCTCAGGCGATACGCTTCGCTTAAATGCGTCAAGCATCGTCTTGCGTAAATCTGACAGCTCACCTTTTAGCCCCGCGCTACTATCTGCACGGCGACGAAGATATGACTGGAATTTATTAGCCGCATCACCATTGATAACCAAATTGCCAGCGCCATCATCCGCCATCTTTGACAGAATATCATTTATTTCAGCTTTAAGGCTTTGTCCTTCGTTCTTTGGTAATTTTGCAGCTATTGAGTCGAGCTCAGACATTTTGCCAATCATCATATCGTCAACCACTAGATTGTTTCTACCCCACAATCTATCGAACTCTTTGCCCATTTTCCCTTTTGCAGCGTCTAATACTTCGGGCGTTAGTTTGTCAGCGTCAGCGCCAAAAGTTTTACCAACGGCACGGTTGAATCCGCGTTGCGTTTGCTCCATTTGTCTCGCGCCGATACCGCCAGTAAAAGGCGCATCATTCAAAATAGACCGCAAAGCCTTTGTTGTCGAGCTTCCGCTAATATCAGCAACACCCAAAGGAATACCATATTCGTCAATAGCTTTTTTGGCTAAATCTGCATTTTTAATGTTTGGCTTGAATAGCAAGCCACCTAAACCATTGCCAGCAGCGCCAGCCGCTTTAAACCCAGCAGGCATAAGCGCACTAATCCCGCCAGCTTGCAGCGCTTCGTTTGGGTCTATCGCCGCAGCGGAAGTCGCGCCAACCGCGCCAGCAGCGCCTGTGCGTAAAGCTAAATCAACGCCTTTAGCGCCTAGCCATTTAGCCGATTCAGGCAATACTGTCCCCGTGCTCATGCCAGCAGTTCTAAGCGCCTCTATTAAAGCGGGTACTTTTGATGCTGCATTTGGAATCATGGACACGCCACGAGCCAATAAAGAGCCAACTCCACCAGTAGCGCCAATCTCAGAACCCAATTTCCCCGCGCCGTAAGCCAATGACTCAGGGTTAGCGCCGTAGCCAACTAATGTTTTTTCTACTGTTTTGCGCCCCTCTTCGCCTTGCAACCCAAGCGTTGCACCAATGCCGCCAATGCCACGCGCAGCACCGAATCCAAACTGTGCGGGGATAGACCCTAACGCCTCGCTTAGTAATGTAGGTGTTTTAGGTTGTGGTTTTTGCGGCCTCGCGCCACTTAATTGCGATAAACCATCATCAGAAACTTTGGATAAGTCTCCTGCCTTTAATGCGTACAAATCAGCATCGGATAGTTTAGATAAATCCATTACTTACCTCCACGACGACGAGCTATTTCCGCTTCAATTGCTGACATATCGGGCATGGCGTTTGAGCTAGGCTTCGCTTGTGATTGCTGTCCAAGATATTTACGCTCGATGCTATCCAATGCCCTGCGGTTAGATTCAACATCTAATGTAGGGTCGGTTGCCGTTGTCATCCATAATTTCAATTCAGCATTGGAGTCCATCTGTTTAGCAGACATTCCTGTGGCCTTCATTAAAGCGGCAAGCAGTGCAGGTCTAGTCATGGCAATGTCGTTTCTCGCTGATTGGTTTTGTGTTCCAAGCGTTCGCCCAACCATCTGACCAGCGCCAGAACTGCCCATTGCAGCAGCAGCATTAGATAGTGCACCTTTGTTTGTGCTAGTAATTCCACCGCCAGATTCAAGCCTATCATAAGCACTTCTTAGTGATGCAATAGCGGAATCAACATCAGAAGCGCCAGAAGCTTTTAACCCAGAAAGAGCCTGTGCTTTCAAGTCAGCGGGGCCTCCAGGTATTGCTTCCATATCGCCGCTTGGCAAATATCTGTAACCAGCAGGAGCTTTTCCACTAGTGGCGGCTTGTGCATTAGCCTCACGCGAACGTGCATCAACCATATTTTGACCGCGAGTTGTTGCGCCAACCTGCATCACTGTATCGGGACTAGCCGTTTTAGCAATATCAGCGCCAGCCACTTGACCAGTAAACGGATTGAGTGGAGTGATAGCGCCGCCTCTATCTGAGAATTGTAGTTTTTGCCGTTCAGCCTCACCACCAATAGGTTGAAAAGTAGCCGCAGGATTAGCCGACTTGATGTTAATCAAGCCGTGGATAATGTTGTTGTCTTTATCGAAGCGCTTAACTTCTTTCCATTCCTGATCTCCTTGTAAAGACTTGGCAAGCGCCGCCGCCTTCATTGGATTGATTGAATGTGCAGCCGCTAAAAACCCAGATTTATCGAATCCCGCAGGCGTTGCAGCCTGTGCAGGCATAGCTTGAATACCCGCCGCATCATCAGCGGGCATGGCAGACCATCCTTTTTGCTCAGGACGATAAAACTGCGCCGCCAAGTCGTTCAACTTTCTATCGTTTGCCATTTGCTCATTAGCGTATTTGGCTTGCAATAATTGCTGATCGCGTAATTCTTGAGTTTGTTTATTGTCTAGTAATCGTTGTGCTCTATCTTGTGCCCCAGAGTAGCCTTGCATACCAGCTAGACCAGCCACGCCTATTGCATTCATAGGATTCCCGCGACGAGCGCCAGCAAGCCCACCAAACCCCGCGGCAAGCAAGCCCTGGCCTTCAGGGGATTTTATGAAATCTAGTAATCCGCCGTTCATAATTAACCCCAGTTCATTCTTTGCCGTTGTGACATTTGGTACGGCGTGTAAAGTTGCGCCAGTGATTGAGAGGCATTTGGGTTGGATTGTGGGGCTTGGCTTTGTACCATTTGGGGTTGACCGCCACTAAGCAAGCCTTTAGCCATGTTTGCCGCCATCAAGGAGTCGCTGACGGGCTTTGCATATCCCGCTATTTCTTTCAATGAAGGCATGCCGCCTTCCGATATGGCAAAATCACCCATTTGCTCACTCATACCAGAAGCCAACGGAGAGCCGAAAGCCTCGCCTCCGCCGCCTAAAATGCTTGCGTTTGCAGCCTCAGCACCGCCAACCCCAGCACCGCCAAGCAAACCACCGCCGTAACCCATTGCGCCGCCGAATAAAGCGCCTTCTAATGGATTCTTTTTATTAGTTAAAGCGCCTAAACCTGCGCCGATAATCATTGGCCACATTATTTGCCGCCCCCTTGATTGCTTGTAGTTGTGGAAGTTCCCGTCGAGCCACTAGAACCCAGCAAACCAGTATATGCCGCCATATTTTTATATGGTAGGTTTTGTTTCTCTTGGAACTGTTGATAGGCAAAATCTTTACCTTGCTGTGATTGATCTTGCTGAGCTTGTCCCGCTTTCATTAGTTGAGCGGCATCGGTGTATTTTTGTTGACCGTATTGCGGGGCTAGATTAAGCGCCGCCATTTGGTTGGCTCTATCGGTGTTATATGCATTGCCGTACATTTGGCTTGCAATATCACCCATTTGACGGGCGCCTGCTTCCATTACGCCAGAATTACCAAATGAGCCACTGCGAGCATTCAATCCCGCTAGATTAGACATTGTGCTTTGCTGGGCTTTGTTTACCATCGAATCCAAATATGGATTGGTATTCCCGCCACGAAGTGTGTCCTGTAATGTTTGATTAGCCTGATTCATAGTAGGGTCGCCGCTTTGCGCCCTGTTTTGAATCATTTGTATGCCAGCGTTTTGTGTTGGGTTTAAATCCGCGAACCTATCGCCCGTGTAAGGTGTATAGCCCGCAGCTTGTACGCCAGCAGCCGCTTGCGTTGCATAATCAATGAGCGGACTAAACCGCGTATCTACTGAATTTGTAGTAGTGGATGTACCACCACCTGTACCACCACCTGAACCACCACCTAAAACTCCGCCGCCTCCACCGCTCATCTGGAACTCCTTATGAATCTACTTCTAATATCTCATAAACGGGTTTAAAGCCACATTTAATCCGATATAAACGCGACTGAACTGCACCAGCAGCACATCGCACTTTTGAGCATCCCAAGTCCCTTGCGAGTTGTTTGATTGCGTCAAAAAACCGTTCAAAACCGCCGTTATGCGCTACTAAGTCGGTTATGAATAAAACCCTAACATTTGGGAGTTGGTCAATACGAACAACCCCCCATCCTAAAACTTCGTTATCCCACATTCTCAGCAAAGTTCTTTCGCCCTTGCTTAAAATCATTTTCAACTGTGAACCCGTTATCTCACCGCCCGATATATCGCACGCCTCACTTAAACAATTTGCTCCATCCCTCCAAGCCATATCTATATGAGTTGAAGGGATAGGCTGTAATTCCATCAGTTACCCGTTAAAAACCTGCATTGTAAAAAAGTTAAAGGACTCACCGAGCTACATTTCCAGCCATGAATAATGTATTTTGACCCGCCAGAACCTAGCTCAGTCACATCAGAATTAAACACAAAATCACCAACCGAATAATCGCCCGCTGTTGGTGCAGATTGTACGGCTTGGTAAAGCGCTGACATGCGACCTTCGCTTAATCCGTTTACTTGCTGTGCTATTTGTCGATACCATAAATCGGTTTCAGCATCAACAGGTTTGCGAGGTAGTTTGTTTAATCTCATAACGTACCCTCCGAAGCTAAAGTAGTGTATATGCCCATTAGTTTGTAGTCACCCGTAAAACTATAGGTTGAATTGTGCCACCGTGACGAATCGAGTACATCGAACTTACCGTCAACCATTAAAGCCGTCGAGCCTGCCGTTGGGCTGCTTCCCAATTCCATTGTTTTAAATGTTTGCACGTTTGCCGATGTAGGTTTCGCATTAGGGGCGAATCGTAATCGAATCTTTGTCGCTACCGTCACCACATCGTCGTCGCCCACGTATCCTGTGGTAATAGAGGATGTACTAGATATGCCCGTTAAACTTTGCAATTGATGCGAAGTATTAAACGCCGACAAAGAACGTCCGCCGAATAACCAGAATTGGCTATCAAAAGATAATGACGACAATCCGTCAATCGTAGCTGAATAAGTTGGCAAATCATCAATTCCTACAGCCGCAGAAACATAGTTTAATGTTGCCTCTACCGTCACATTGACATGGCCCCACATTTTTGTTTTCATGTGGTAAACAAGGGCCTTATCTGGTATTGAGCTTGTCTTTGAACAATAAAACACCCACACGACATTATTCTGCCTATCGTTTACGCATTGAGTCCGATAGCGATAGTTTGGGTTAGAGTTGCCGTAAAACCAAACACGAACCGCATCATCGCCAATAGGAATAGGGCGAGAGCCGTCAAATATCCAAAAGTTATCCGCGCCGACCAAGAAGTGAGCGCCACCAATATCGCACCATGCGTCTTGTCCGATGCATCCCGCTTCACCCCCAGCAGCTTGCACCCAATCCCAAACCGTAGGAGCGCCTACGAATTGACCGATATAAATAGCCTTTTCTTTGTATCCGATAGCGTAGTCGCCTAGACGACCTCCCGCTGTGAACTGCCCCGCAGTTGACACTACCTGACCCTTGGCGCATAAAGTGGCTGTTGAAGTCGTCCAATTGGTCTCATCGAATGTTGCCGAGCAATACCAGCCATCAGGCTTAACAATGCCGTCATTGATGTTTAACGCCATCACTTGAGTGCCAACAGTGAACACAATCTTAGCCATGGGAGCGCCTGCAATAGCCGAGAATATGCCTCCCGAAGACCGTTGAATGGCATCTGAGCCGTTGGTGGCTATTGTGGTATTGCCAAACTGGGAAATAAGCCAACGAGAATCGACGCCGCCCGCATATGAGCCTGTCGATACATCCACCCAAACACCAGCGGACAACTCATATAGCTTCGTAGCAGTACCCGCGAGAATCCTTCGCGTCCCGTCTAGCTTAGTCACGACCGCCGCGCCTGAACACGTAGAAGCCAAAGCAGGAACACCGCTAGGTGTAGCGCCAACTGGAGCGCCCTTCATTCCCTGTTCATAAGGTATGACGTTAGTAACCTCTATTAATACACCAGCAGTCGTAGGGTCAGCGTCAGGAGCGAATCCTAAAATCTTGTCCATTATCGCCATGCCCCTAAGTTAGGAGGCTTAATCTGCATACTCGCCGTCGAAGGCAATCCACGTCTTTCAGCAAAGCGACGAACCGAGTCTAAGCCAGCAGTCACGAGAGGCGTTAATGTGTTGACTTGTTCCTGATTACGCGTGTATCTTGCACCCTCTAATGAAGCAACGTACAGATATAAATCGTAAGCATTATCAAGCAACCAATTGGTATGAACTGAGGCGCCTAGGTTTTGAATCTTTGGATTGTAGTAAAGTGTACATTGAGTCCCAGTGCCAGCGCCCCATAGCCTCAACTGATTGTTTTCTAGAGAGAATGAAGCAGGAATGCCGCCAGCTACGGTAACCGACTCAGGCTGTGATTTGTAGTCTAGCGTTCTATCCGTGCCGCCTACCGTTACGGTAATCCGCGCAACGGCGCTAAAGTCAGTGGGCAAGGTGGCGTATTCACCAGCCGTAGTTAGCGTTGTCGAGGTTTGAAGCTCCTTAATAACGAGTTCGCGGAATAGGTAAGATTCTGCCGTTGCGATAAATGTAGGGATAACGCTTGCTAAATCTGTACGGTGCAGATAATTAGCTATATCCGTTTGGAGTGTGATGTAGCTCATAATAAGAATTTATCAAATGTGACTAACTTAGGATTATCACGAAGCCACTCTAAAACCTTGGCTTTCCGCTCCTCAGCGGACTTGTACTTCTCTTGTATATCAGCCCATACAGCCATTGGGATAACGCCTACTTTACGACCATCACCCCATCGATAGCCTGCCGTTTGAATGCGTGATTGTTCCGCATGGGCAAGCAATGGCGCGGCATCGAAAGTGCGTTTTTTAACGACTTCATCGCCTTGAAAAATCAACTGCGTATTGACCCCATAAGCGTCAGTACCTTCGTCTAGTTTGAATGATTCTACGGGGGTTTCTATCATGCTGCACCTATAAAAATTAGAAGGGGCATTGCACCCCATCGGCTCATTAGAGCTATGTACCAATTAAGGAATTAGGTCATCAATCTTAGCTTGCGCTGTCGAGCTACGCACTGCCAAGCAGGTGTCAAACGTGATGAATTCTTTGTCAGAATCGCCAGTTTTTGCCAATGGTTCAGTTTTGAAGCCGTCCAAAGTAGCAAGTTCGATGTAGTCCGTATTCAGCAAATACACTTCGTTTGCACCAGCCATGAGGTAATGCGGAACGATAGAGATTGCACCGAAGTCGGAGATGTACACGTCAGCAGCGCCGACCACAGTACCTTGAGTTTTGCCTTTTACTTCAAAACGATTTTGCGCGATACCCGTAAAGCCCGAGAAGGTAGCTTTGTGTGATGGCGACATAACTGCCATTTCCACGAAAGCGCCCGAGTTTGTGTAGATATTTTGGCAGGCCGTTTTGAAGAGTGCCTCTGTGAATGCGCGGTTTGTTCCAGCGGTCACAGCCGTAGTCGGTGCGCCTGAAGTCCAAGAAGCCGTAGCGCCTGCGCCGTTATGCAAAGCATTAGCGTACAGTTGAACACCTAAACCAGCAGACTTGCCAGCTACCGAAGTAGTGTCAGCCACAGCAGGATTAGAAGATACAACCATCGCTTCTACGTCACGCTTCAATTCGAGCATGTTCTTGCCTCGAATATATTTCATCTCCAAACCGCGACCAGCTTTTTTGATGATGTTGGCACGACGCGAAACACCGTACACTTTGGAGAATGTTTGCAAGTAATTACCCACGCGGTCTGTAGAGACTTGCGCGGTCATTGTTGCATCATCACCGTCAATCATGGCGTTGTTAGCGTTGGCAGCACCAAGCGCGTCACGTTGCCATTCATGGAACGTGGAGGTTGCCGTTGTACGACCGAAGGCGCTTGTTAAAGGCGTTTCGGTTTTGGAGGTGTTGAAGATTTTATCAATCAGGTCTTCGCGGTTGCCTTTGAGTGAGCCTTTTTGATATAGGTTTGATGGGACTGCCATTATTTAACTCCTAAAATTTATAAAATACTAACTAAATCGCTCAATTTTGCGCGTCCGCTTTTGAATCTAGCGTTCACAGCATCACTAATGCGCTCGTTTGCTTGGGGTGTTTGTCTCGTTGGCATACGGGGCGCATTGGCTACCTGTCTGGTAACTTTTTGCTTTTGGGACTGAAGTTCACGATACGCCGCAGCATCACGCAATGCACGTACCATTCGAGCGTCATAAACATTCGCTAATTCTTCATCGCTGAAGCCATAGAGTTTGTTTGCCTTCTCGTAAATGGTTTTGAGTTTTGGCTTGTCTAAACCGTCTTTCGATAGTTCTTCCCACGCCTTTTGATAGGCTTGCTGCTTTTGCTCTTGTGCGTATTGGCTTTGCTGTTGATTAGCGCGTTGTTTTTCACCATTGATTTGTTGGTCAAGTTGGTTCAAATACGCACCTATCTGACGTTGCCGTTGACTTTCAGCTACCCATGCCGCAGGGTCGGTGATGGCTAAATTTTCCATCTCTGACTCCGTTTTGATTCCAGCAATCTGTGCCACAGCCGCCCTAGCTACTTCGGCTTGTGACAGATATTGATCGCGGTACTCGTCATGTTTTTGCTTGAAGAACTGTACCGCTTGATCCTCTCGCTCTGCAAGTGCTTGAGTCTTTTTGGTATAGTCTTTTTGACGCATGTAGGATGAAGCAATCTCCTCGGTTGTTACCGTGAGCGTCTCTTCTCCATCATCGCCTTTTACCTTAATGGTAATTTTGTCATCGACTGGGGTTTCATCTTGCGCTTCCTCTACTTCTTCAGTAGCCTCTTCGCTGACTTCCTCGTCGGTTTGCGTGTCAGTATCGCCTTCGTCGGTTGACTCGCTAGTGTCGGTTGATTCCTCGATTGACGATTCCTCTTCAGGCGTGTCGTCTAAGAAACTAACCAAATCTGCTAATCCGCTAGATTCGGGTGCTTGCGCTTGTCCGTCCATTGTGATTTCCTTGTCTATTTATCCCCCCGATTGCACTAAGGGGACAAAGCGGCGCATCTCTGCGGTCGCAAAAAGCTAAGTGCCTAGCCGATTACCTTACGCGCCATTCGCCTATATGCAGGCTCATCACGCAAATTGTCCAATTCAATCTTATGGTTTGCTAGCTTCCCATTCTCTACCAAACCAATAAATACGCTTTCAAACTTCTCAGTTAACTTCGCCAATTGAAGTAGTAAAACCTGACCTTCTTTGTCTCTAATCGGGCAGTCTTTCCATTGGCTTATAACCATGTCCTTCAGTGACTTGATAGCGTGTTTATACGCCTCATTGTCAAGGATTGCTATTGCGTCTTTGCCTAGCCTAACTTCTTTTTGTAAGTCCATGTAATCATTTTAAGTTATGGTAAAGCGAAGAGCATTGCCTCAGCCTCTTCCTCTTCTAGCTCAATCGCTAATGATTGAATCTCTAAAACTTTATCCCAATCCTGTAAATCTACAAAATGCAATATATTCGGCAAATCAAATTTATCGGATAGTAATTGTGTGAGTTTTACATCTACTATTTCAGGTGTGAAGTTAGCAACAACCGCATCACGAACCCGCTTTCTAGCCAAGCGTGAAGTTTTCGTAGCCGCGACTTTTTCAGCGATTGCGTCTTCTTCAATAAACGAATCAGCCTCATTAGCCGTATTAAATAATAGAATCTTGCCATTTTTACGAACGTAATAACGCTTCTTTGGATTGACGATTACATCACCACCAACCCCAAAACTACCAGCAATAAACTCACCGACCATCGATGCCGTCTGTGCCTGCGAAGTAGTCGCAGCACCAGATATACTCGAGACAGCGGATGAACCACTAGCCGCTATTCTTTGAGCCTGCGAAGTAGACGCCACGCCGCTAACACTTGCAGGATTAGCCGAGCCAGCACCAACAATCTTCTGCGCTTGACTTGTCGCTATCGTTCCACTGACACTAGAAACCGAGGCGATTCCTGCGCCCGATATGGTTTGCGCTTGCAAGGTAGTTGCTGTTCCGCTAACGCTTGCAACCGATGCGCTCCCCGTGCCTGCTGTGGTTTGCGCTTGTGATAATGCGCCAGTTCCAGATACCGCCAATACCGAACTGGAGCCGCTCGCTGATATTTTTTGAGCCTGTGCGGTTGTTATCGCGCCGCTAACGCCCGCCACAGTAAATGAACCGTTAGCCCCTATCCTTTGAGCTTGTGAAGTCGAGGCCGTGCCGCTAACAATTGCAGGCGCGAATGAACCGCTAGCCGCAGATGTTTGAGCTTGCGAGGCTGACGCAGCGCCTGTAATAACAAGAAGTTCAAACGAGCCATTGCCTGATATTGTCTGGGCTTGTGAAGTTACTACCGTGCCACTTGCGCCTTGTGGCGCAGCCGCCCCTGATGCTGTCGCCGTTTGAGCTTGTGAAGTCGTCGCTGTGCCAGTTATAACAACGGCATTAGCGTCAAAGTAAAAATCATCAAGCGCGATATAGCCAGCAGCGTTAGGGCTTTGTTTGATAAGCGGACTACTGCCCCTGCCCCTGCCCCTGCCGAGCCATAATAATTGGTCAGCTCTAGTCGAGGCTGCCATTTATCACCCTTGTGTATAGATTACGTTGCCGCTAATTTGTGTCGATGCCGTTGTTTGCGGCATAAAAATTGCAAAAGGAACGGTGCCATCATACAAACTCGGCAAACCTCCAGTTACTGGGTCAATACCACTAGGGACACCAGCGGCAACTAAAGCAATACTTGCAAGTGGCCTGAATGCAACCAAGTGAACGACGCCAGATGTCATCGATACCGTGGAGGTGTATGTTTGCACAGAGCGAACGCCTGTATCGCCTGCCTGAAGGTTGAAAATGTAAAACGAACCAGCGCCAGAGGACGCTGCGTAAAGTGGGTTAAGCGTACCAGTCCTGCCTGCTGTGCCTGCTTGGTTTGTGTAGGATATAGACACCACAGAAGCACCCGCGCCCGTCGCTGTACTTATTTCCAATCCAATGTAAACACCCTCGCCTAGTGTTGCGCCATTGCGGTCACGCGAAGGCCATGTAACTGAGTTAATTGTTTGCGCTGTAATTGCTGTAACAACAATACCTGAATTGTGCCATAGCCTGTCGCACAATATGACACTACCTCCCTGTGCGCTTGATGCAAACTGGGCTGAATGTAAGTGAGTATTATTGCTTGGCGCAGGTATCGGGATTTGCCCCGCATAAGACGTGAGTGCAGCGCCAGCGAGTCCAGGGGTAGGAGCTACTGCAGGGCTTGGCACTCCACCGAGGTAAAACAGAGATGTTGCTCTGCCAGCCGTCAAAGCAACTGTTCCAGTTTTAGAAAAAAAATTAAGCGGCGAAGCCCCCGCCATTGCTTGGTCTAATGTTGCAATAGCCATTATTACAGCCCAGCACTAGAGTTCAAAACATCAAGCGTAAAACTAGACACCGCCACCGTGCCGCCGATAATGATTTGACCGCCAGTTAGTCCCGTCAAATTAAGGTTGGCACCAGATGCGCCAACCGTGCCATCCATTACCACAGTCGTACCGTTGGATTGAAGCGCCCTAAACCATGTCGGCGTTCCCGTGGCATTAGCGCTTGTGTCGGGTGTAAGCGCGTTAAACGTAATTAACCCGTTTACTGTAGCAGGCGCGGCAGTAGCTGAAAATGTCAACTCAGCAAGCAATACCTGTGCGCCTATAGCCGTATCTGCATTCGTTGGCTGTGTGCCGTCATAAAT